TTGAAATCCTCCTCCTGTTTCTGTTGATGTTGCAGCTGAATTAACTGTAAAACTATAGCTATTTTTTACAGTAACTTGTGGTGGTTGTCCAGCTTGGTTCACTGTTGTTTCAATCATTGTTATTGGATAAGACCCAAAAACAACGGCTCCAGAGCTGTGAGCTCCAGCTATAGTAGAATTTAAGGTTACCCCTCTAAAAGGTGCTTTAGACGCTCTTATTAAACCACTCAATACATTTCCTGATTTTGAGCTATATTGAATGACTTCATTTTGAAATTGTCCTACAGTTATATTTTCATTTGGTGCTGGTAATACACCAGTTTCAATAACTTTTTGAATCATTAAATACCCTGAATTTGGATAATAAGTTGCATCAGTTAAAGTTAAAGATCCAACTTCAGTGGCTGTTAAATCAGAAGCTAAAGTAGTTTTT